TTAAAGGGGGAAAAAAGGGGGAAACTTATCTAACTTTTCTCTTAAGTCATTTCTCATATTTTTTGTAACATGGGTATAAACTTCTAAGGTTACATTAATATTAGAATGACCTAATCTTTCTGATATAACCTTAATAGGTACTCCTGCTTCAACTAGTAAAGCAACGTGAGTATGTCGGAACATATGTGTAGATAAGTCATATTTTCTCAAATTGAACCCCAAAGTACTGATTGATACATTAAATATATATTCTTGATTAGAAATATAATCGTATAGGATTTTCAATACAGTCTCATTGACTTCTATCGTTCTTATACTTGATGCAGTTTTGGGAGAGGTTACTTTACCATTTTGCAATCTAGTTTTAGTGATAGAAATAGTTTTATTTTTAAAATCTATATCAGATTTTTTAAGTGCTAATAATTCTCCTGCACGTAATCCTGTGTATAATTGAATTATAACAAAATTTCTTGTTAATGTATGCTCAATTGTTTCTAAAACATCAGGAATATTGTCTGTTTCAATATATTTAATTTTTTGTGATTCAACATATCTTTCTTCTTTTGTATATGTAAATTCTAATACTACATTAAACTCTGGATCATAATATTTTTGAATGAATCTAAAGAACACATTGAATAATGTTTTAATTAATTTAATAACAGCAGGTTTATAAGTTTCTCTATATTCAATTAACTTTTTATCATACTCATATTTTGTTATGTCCTTTAATTTTAACCCATCTTCGATTAATTGTAAATATACTTCATAATTTTTATAAGTATTATGACTAACTGTTTTCTTTTTAAACTGTAAAAATTGCTCTCTATAAAATTCTATATTTTTTTCTTCTTTGGCATTAAGTATTTCTCTTATCTTAGCTTGTAATTCTTCATAAGCTTCCTTTTCAGTGGCCCTTGTTTTATTATTTTTAACAACGCTAACACGTCTACTTTTTCCGTTGTTATCTTTAAAGGTTTGAATATACTTAAATTTACCATTGCTGGTTGCTTCTCTATACATAAAAATACACATCCTTTCTTGCTAAACTTAAGATGCGTATGGTATAATATTAATAAATGAGCGAGGTTCGCTCTACATCTTAAGTAATTTTGAGAGCATTATTAATGTATGACGATATATTGATACTCGAAATGGACTTACGGTTGATAAAACTCACACTATATGGTTTGGTCGCTTGTTAGTGTTGAGTTTTTTATTTTGTCTAAACTGGTCGAATTTGACTAGTTTAAAAAGAAAAAGAAGCCTTTATCTAATGATAAAAGACTTCTTCACGGTGGGCATAACCCTATCTGATATCATTATAACATATATTTTATTTACTTTCTAGTTGAAATCAATGTGTTTCGCTATCATTCCTGGAACTGAAATTGTAGCACCTGAAGTAGCTTTATAGCTGATTTCTCCACCAAATGTACCAGAAACAGTAATTTTATCATCCTCTAATACATTCTTACTTGAAATTGAAGGATTGTATTCTACTAAAATTACATTTTTGTAATTATCATTAACAGCTATTCTAAGATGAACATTACTATCAGATTTTGAAACTTGAAGTACTTTTCCAGAGAATTTAACTTTTTTACCAATATAAGTTTTAGGTTCTCTTGATACTTGTTCATAAGTAATCCCAGAATCATATCCTTTTTTCTCTTCCTCTTCTTGTTTTTGTTTTTCTTGCTGTTTTTTCTTCTCAAGATCTTCTAGTTGTTTTTTAGCATCGCTTTCAGCTAAACTTTCATATTTTTTCATTTTTTCTTTATAAGTATTATATTCACCTAAAAGTCTAAGATTTTCTTGAGTTAATCTAGTTCTTTCAGTTGATTCAGTTCTATACCTATTTTCCCAAAGCGAGCCATCATAAGCAACAAGCATTGTCGTTGAAAGAAATAAAGCAGTAGTGAATCCTAATGCAACTGTGGAAATTATATATTTATTCTTTTTAACAAAATTTAAATACTTTCTTCCCTTATTTTCTTTTTTCTCTTGGTTTTCTTGATTTATTTCCAGTTTCTCTTCTGGTTGTTCTTCGATATTATTCATAATATTTCTCCTTATATCTTTATTTTTCAACAGGTGTAAAGCTGTCTACGACTTTACCTACAATGTTGAAATATGTGTCTTGAATATCTGATGTATAGATTATAATATCAGAGTATTTTTTATTTATTGATTTCAATACAAAACGATTTCCATCATTATATAATTTTTTTACATAACTTTTTCCATCATAATCAATTACATAGATATCACCATTTACATTATCATAACCTTGTTTTAATAATATAATATCACCATCTAATAGTTCAGGTTCCATACTATCTCCAAACACACGTGTTGCCATGTCATATTGCATTAAATCTTCACGATCTGTATAAAATGATGTCACCTCATTATTACCATAAGAATATCCAACACCAGCAGCAACTTTTTCGGTTACTAAAATTTCAGTTAATTCTTTAGGTTTATATTTTATAGAAACTTCCTGAACTGTACGATTCTGAAAATGAAGTAAATTTTTAGCATATTGATATGTTTTATTTTGATTTTCTTCATTTAGCTTCGTAACAGTAGCGGTAATTTTATCAGTAAGAATATCACTTGATGTATCCTCTGCAATTCCCATAATATATCCTGGAGTAGTTTGTAATGCTTTAGCTAATGGTTCTAATATTGGGACTGGTAATTTTTCAATATTAGAATTTTCATATCTATATATAGTAGATCTATTTTTTCCAATAAGTTCAGCTAAATCATCAGCAGATAGATTTAACTTAGTCCTTAATTCTTTAATACGTTCGCCAATTGTTTTTACCATATGATTCTCCTTTCTTAATATAATAATAACATAAATTCGCAAATTTGCAAATAATAAATTGCGAAATTGCGAAAAAAGGTGTTGACTTTTATTGAATGATATTATAAAATATATTTGTAGCGTAAATGCGACAAATAAAAATAGGAGGTTATTATGATAAATATAAATAAGCTAAAAAAAGAAATAGCATTAAATAATTTATCAATTGAAGAATTATCGGAAAAAATTGGAATTGATAAAAGTACCTTTTATCGAAGATTAGAATCAAATGGAAAAAAATTTACAATAGAAGAAGTAATTAAAATTGCTAATGTATTGAATTTAGATAGGAAAAAAGTGGATTCTATTTTTTTTGATATTACAGTCGCATAAAAGCGACAAGATAGGAGGGGTTAAAAATGACAGTAGAACCGATGTATCTTATGGCTGAAAATAAAGTTGTTAGTGGAGAATATAGAGATACAGAAACTAGAGATACTTTCGATATGAAAGATGAAGAGCTAATTAGAAATGAGGTCATTAATGTATTAGCAAAACACAATGTTCCATATTGGAAAGCTAAGGTAATTCTTGAAAGAGCTAAAGTATTTCTTAGAAAAGAATCTGTAGTTCAAGAGATTAAATAAGGAGGTGGAATCATGTCAGAGGAATTTTACAGAGAGGTAAAGTATAAACTAGAACTTAAAAAGAAAACTATAACTTGGCTTTCTAATATGGTTGGTATTTCTGTTCCTTACACTATTGATATTTTAAAAGGAAGAAGATTTCCAAAAGAAAGAATTGAAAAAATTGAATACATCTTAAGAGCCGAGGGAATAATTTAGAAAGGATAAGTGGAGATGAAAGTTAAAATTACTATTGTTAATTTAGATGAGTATAAAGAACTTATAGAAAAAACAAAAATACAAGTTGAGAAATTAGAAGAATGTTTATCTCAACTTGCAAATTTTGAATTTGATGTACTAACTGAATAAATGGAGTGATAGAAATGAATATAGCTATAATAAGCTACAAGATTGAAAGTCTTGAAGAACTCAAGCGTAATAAATTAAGAGAGAAAAAATATTTTGTAACTTTGAATTTAAAAGTATCTAAGCTTGATGATAACCATATAATTCCTGATGAATTAATAAAGATATTAAATGATACTCAAGATTTTTATATAAAAAAATATAATAAGAAATCAGATATGAGTGTTGATATAACTAGTTATAAATTAGAACAAGTCGGATATCCTATATCTATTAATTTTAAACCAAGGGAACACTATTTAACTATGAATATAGAAGTAAGTAATTATAACAATATTCTTGTTACTAATTATGTAGATCCTAAAAAATTAGCAGAAATAGTAACAGCAACTAAAGAGTTTTATTATAAAAATTATTTAGATGATAAATAATGATTGATTAAATTAGAAGCTACTTGGACAGCAATTTGAGAAAATGCAGAGATTGATTTTATTTTTAAATCCTTGGCAACATCTTTAGTTACATTCCAGATTTTGTTTGAACGAATAGTATCTAAAAATTGATGTCCATTCCAGGTTATAGATTTCAATTTATAATTAATTATTTGATTAGATAGAGTTTGAGTATGAATAGTAATATAATCTGCTTCTTCTAATCGTTTTAAATGGTAAATTAATTCTTCAAAAGTATAATCATACTTTTTGATAAAATTATCTAATTCTTTTTGAGATAAAGAACTGTTCTGTTCTTGATTCTCTGCTGTTAACAATAGATTTCTAATTAAATCGTAATTTAATTTCATATAATTCACCTCCTTTGAGGTAATTATAACATAAATTAAAGAAAGGAGGAGTGGATGAGGATGGAAACAAACTATGAAAAAATGATAGAGAATATAATAAGAGGTTTAGTAAATGAGGCATGTTTTAATAGTGACACTTATAGTGAAGCTAAATTATATATTGATATGAATGTTTCAAATACTGAATTAGGGTTAATGATTAAAAAAATAGCTCATGACAAAATAGAATGGTTTGCCATGAACCGAGAAATTAATGGTTAGACCTCAAAACGGATTACTGAATTAGAAATAAATTAAAGGAGTGATTAAAATGTACAATGCATATCAAGAAAAGTTAAATGAACCTGAAAATTGGATTGAGAGAAGTGATCTAAGAACTTTTGTAAGACTAGATGGATATGTAAAAAAATTTAATGATTACATTCAAGAATTAGAGAGTTTAGATAATTCTTATGAATTCATGCAGGGAACAACTGAAACTAATATGACTTTCCATAAAGTGAGAGTATATAACTACATAAATGAAAAAGAATTAAATAAAAAACGTGAAAAACGTAGAAAAGGAGCATAAATAAATGAATAAACTTAGAAAAAGAAAATTTAATACTTATTATTGGACTTGTGTTGTTGTGGCTATATGCATGCTAGTATTTAGCAATATTGAGTGGGAAAGGATTATATCAGGACTTATGGCTTCGATAGCTATTCCGTTTTATGGATTAGATGAAAGAGGAGCTTTCGCTTTCCCAGATGGTGATGAAGATGAATAAACTAAAAAAATTATTTGTTAGACGTGGATTTGAATTAATAGAAGGTATGAATGGTGAATTACCAGTTAAGGCAACAATTCATAGTGCTGGTGTTGATTTTATTGCTAGTGCTGATATAAAGATTCCTGCTTTTAGATTTAAAGGTGAAGCAACATTAGTACCTACTGGAATAAAAGCTTTTATGCCTAAGAATGAATGCTTACTAATATTTGCTAGAAGTAGCTTACCTGTAAATCATGGCTTAATCATGAGCAATGGTGTTGGTGTTGTAGATTCTGATTATTATAATAATCCAAAAAATGAAGGACATATAATGTTAGAGTTTAATAATTTAACTAATAAGCATTTAACGATAAAAAAAGGTGAGAGAATCGGTCAAGGGATTTTCTATAAAGTACCTAAAGTGAGTTATGGAGTACGATTGAAAGGAGATAAACGAGGTGGAGGCTTTGGAAGTACAAACAGATCAAAATAAACAAAATTTTAATGAGGTTCAATTAAAAATGTATAATCACGTCTTATATTATGGTGTGAGAATTGAACCTTATGTGGAAGATAAGTTTCCAAAAGAATATGAAACACATGAATTATTTGAAGTACTAGGTGCATATTTTACAAAAGCAGCTAAAGCGCTAAAAGAGCTGCAATTAAAAGAGGAGTGATCATTAATGAATATTCCAAATTTCAGAGCTTATGTGGATAAAAAAATATATAAAGTAGTTGGTTGGACGGGTGATTTTATCACGCTTAGTAGGAAATATGAAAGCAAGTATGTTCAATCAATAAATGTAAAGAAAAATGATGTAATTATACTGTATGGCAGTAATCTTAAAGATAAAAAAGGTAATGAAATTTTTAGTGGAGATATAGTTAAAAATTCTGATAAGGATATTGGGATAGTAAGGTTTAAAGATGGTACTTTTGAAGTGGATTTTAAACAGTATATCCCAGCTCAATTAGGATTAATAAATGATGATCTAGAAATAATAGGAGATATTCATAGAAATAATAAATTACTAGATAAAATTATCGATAAAGATAAAAGGGTAGTTTTCATGAATAAAGTTGAAAAAAGATTGTCCAGAAAAAGGAAAAGAACGCCTAAAAAAGACGTTCAATGATTTAACTTTATTATATCTTAATTAATATAAAAATGCAATAGATAATAAATAAAAAGTAGGTGAGTATTATGTTGCTCTTTGATGAACAGCCAATAGTGTACGATAGGACGTTGGCTAGAATATTAAAACATATTGGGGCGGATACAGCCGCTACAGTATTACAGCAGGTTCACTATTGGGTGGAAAATAATAAAAAAAATCAAAAGTATAAAGCATATGTTAATGGTTATTGGTGGTCGTATAGGTCTATAAGGGAATGGCAAGAGCTAGATTTTCCTTATTGGTCTTATAATAAGGTTAGGGGGATATTTAAGTCATTAAGGGACGAGGAGTTATTGATTGCATTAACACTTGCTGAAAATAAATCTGATCAGAGAAAGTGGTATAGGATTAATTATAAAAAGTTAGAAAATCTTTATAAAGATTTTAAAAAAGAAAAAGAAGACCATTTGTTAAATTCAACAAATGCATTTGCTAAAAATGAGCAAATGGATTTGCTAAAAATGAGCAAATGTAATAAAGAGAATAATAAAAGATTAAATAAAGAGAATAATATATCATCTCATTCATCAAATAATAATATTATATATAACGAGCAAATGATTGGTGATGATGAGAGATTGATTGAAGAGGATAAAAAAGATATTAGTTCTCGAAAGAAATACAACACACAGTATTTCAGAGATAGCTTTGGGTATTCCCGAGTCAGTAAGAATAAACAAGTAGAGCTTGATAAGTGGATTAAATATGCAGTTGATATTTGTTTAATGCTACCTGATACAAAGCTACACATCGGAAAGCAAACTATAACTGCAGGGGTTGTTGCTGAAAGATTAGCTGAATTGAGGTATGAGCATATTGACTATATTTTCACTAGATTAAGCCAAGTTAGTTATCCTACTAATCATAAAAATTATATGTTGGCAGTACTGTACAACGCTAAAGAGCAATATGAGAGTAGTAAATCAACCTTTACTGGTGGAAATAATATGCAAGGTCGATATGTTATGCCTATGCCAGATTATTTACAAGAAAGAGTGAATAACAGAGGTAGAGAAACTAAAGAAAGAATTGTTACTGAAGAGGATGAAGCAGCGTATAATGCTTTAATGCAGGAATTACACGGAAAAGAACGCAGTGATGTTTGATGATAATTTCTATTTAGGAGGTTATCGATTTGGAGTTTGTTGAACCATTAAGAACTCAAGAAGAACTTGATGCAATGAATTATTATTTTAAGAGTAGGAGTGAACGTGATTATTTGCTTTTCTACATGGGAATCAATGTAGCGTTTAGAATAAGTGATCTCTTAGGACTGAAAGTTGGAGATGTCAGAGGTAGAGATAAAGTCAGAAGACGTGAGATGAAGACTGGAAAGTTAAGAGAGATGATTATATTACCTAAATTAAAGCGAGTGTTAGAGGAATACTGCTTTAATAAAGATGATGAAGAGTATTTGTTCAAGTCAACACGTTATAAGAACTCAAATAGACCAATTACAAGAACTCAAGCTTATAGAATACTTAAAACTGGTGCGAAAGAGTGTGGAATAAAGAATATAGGTACTCACAGCTTCAGAAAAACATTTGGATATCATTTCTACAAAGAGAGTAAGGATGTAGTAACGCTTATGAAATTATTCAATCATCATGATCCTAGTATTACATTAAGATATATAGGAATTGAGAGAGATGAAATGAGTAAAGCGGTAAAAAAATGGGGTGGATTGTAACCTCATTTATATTTAAAACTATGCTATGTAACCATTAAGGAAAAGATTACATTGTATAAAACAGAGTATATTCTAAACGCTGGTAATAGGGCGGTTAGGATATATATATCAGATGTAACAGTTTATAAGATATGATACATACTTATTTAATAAATCAATCATTCAATCAATCATTCAAGAATAAATTTAAAGGAGAATAATAAATGGTTAATAACGTAGTTTTAGTAGGAAGATTAGTAAGAGATGTGGATTTAAGACAAACATCTACAGGTAAGATGATGACTTATTTTACATTAGCAGTAAATAGGAATTTTAAAAATGAACAAGGAGAACAAGCTGCAGATTTTATTGGTTGTGTTGCTTTTGATAAAAAGGCTGAGAATATGGCACGATTTTTAAGTAAAGGTAGCTTAATATCTGTAGAGGGTAGAATCTCTACAAGGAATTTTCAAGGTAATGATGGTAAGACTGTTTATGTTACAGAGGTAGTAGCAAGTAATATAACTTTCTTAGAAAGTAAGAAACAACAAGGAAATACTACTCAATACGGACAAGTACAAAATGGTGGTTATAGTCAACAAACTAATAATGGTTTTGGAGAATTTGAAGATAATATTGATTTTAATATGGGGTGGAATCCATTTCAGGAAGAATAGTTAGAGGTGTGAAAATTTGATTAGTGAGAAGTTTAAAGAATATATTTTTATAGATGATGAACATGTAATATTTGGGGGACGAATGGTTAGATATAGATTTCCTAATGGTTATGGAGCTTCGATTATTGAAAATTCAGAAAGTTATGGTGTAGAACTTGCAGTATTAGAGTTTTCTGATTCAGAATATGGCTCTATAACAATGTCAACTGAAATAACAGATGATGTTATAGGTTTTATAGAGGATGAAGAACTAGATGAAATTTTAGAAAGGATATCAAGGTTAGGAGAAGATGGGAAAGAAAAGAGTTAGGAATACTTTTGGATATAGCAAACCTGGTCAAAAGAAATTAACTCGTAATCAGGCCGCTGAATTAGCATTAAGTGAAATCGAAGAAAGTTACACAAGACGGTTAGAAAGAGAAGTTAATCTTAAGGTTGCTGATTTTATAGGAGATTTTTGTCTAGCGTTAGCGTGGAGCTTGCGAGCAAATCATAATTATGGTGCAAAACGAATTGAAAGAACTATTAGAGAAATGTTTGAAGTTGTTAGTGATGCAAAAATGAAAGAAGCTGGTTACTTTTTATTTGATCTAAGTGAAACTAGAGAACAACTACTAGTTGAAACAGGATTAGATATTGAGCCAGTCATAATAGATGAAGTAAATAAACACCTAGAGAGGGCAAAAGAGTTCGCAAGAAAAAATGGAGTTTTCAAGGAGAAAGTGGAGGTATAGAAGATGAAAAAAGTAGTAAATATTAATGAGATGATAGAAGTTGTAAAAGAGAAAACGGGGTGGAGTGAAGTTATTCTAGCAATAGAACTTGGAGTAGGTTCACAAAATATTACAGCGTGGAAAAGAGGAAGAATCCCAAGAAGTAAAAATTATAAGAGATTAAAGGAACTATATGAGAGTTTAATCAGTAAAGAAGAGAAGATTAATAAACCAGATGAAAATAAGGATAGTGGATTGGGACAAGAATTATTAAATAAACTTGCTAAGGCTGATGAACGCTTAAATAAACTTGCGAGTGATCAAGAAGTTTGCTATAAAAATTTAGCTATGGTAAATGCTCAAATTACAGCGTGGAATCATGAGAGACATAAATTAGTAAAACAATTAAAAGAATTGGTAGGTGCATAAAATGAATAAAAGGCAAGCTAAAAAATTAGAATTAAAGAACGAAATAAAAGACATACAAAAAGATTATAAATTACAAGATAAAAAAATAGAAGCCTTAAATATGAGAGGAGATAGTTATTTTGAAGAGACTAAAAAATTAATGGAGCAATTCAAAAAGCAAGAAAAACTCCTAGAAGCAACTAAAGATAGTTTTTCTAATATTTTACAAGCTCAAACACATTTAGAACTTGAGAATAGCAAAAGAGCAGATGAAATGAAGAATATTATAGAAAATCAAAAAGAACGAATCCATAAGCTAGAATATAGCGTATTTGGAATGGCAATTTTAATGATAATAGTATTTGTTTTAGAGGTGGTTAAGTGGTTAGTATAAGAAAAATAAAAATGTTAGAAAGAGCTTTGATGATTTGTTCAGGAGTAGTTATTGTTTTTACAATTGGAGTGATTGTTGGGATATACACTTCTAGTATGAATTTAGAAAAACTTGCTAATGAAAACATCAAACAACAACAAACTATCCAGCAACAAAAGGAAAGAATTAGACAATTACAATTACTTAAACAATATAAGGAGATATATGGGTAATGACTAGAAATAAATTAATAGATTTAAATAATCATTTATTCGAAGCTTTAGAAAGAATTAATGATGATAAGTTAGAAGGAGATAAACTTCAAGAAGAAATGAATAGAGCAAAAACAATAACAATGATAGGAAATACAATTATCAACAATGCTAATCTAGCTTTAGAGGCTGAAAAATACAAAAATGAGTTTGGTAGAGGTGCTACTTTGCCATTAATGATTGAAAATGGGAAATAGTGGAAGTTTTAAAAAAGGTCAAGTCCCTTGGAATAAAGGTAAAACAGGATATATGGGGGCGAATAAAACTAGTTTTAAAAAAGGTCATTTACCGCCTAATACTAGAGAGATGTATTCAGAAAGATTGAGTAAAGATGGATACATTGAAATAAAAGTAGGGATAAATAAATGGATCTCTAAACATAGATATATATGGGAGCAACATTATAAAAGAGAAATACCAAAAGGAAAAGTAGTAATATTTCTAGATGGGAATAATAGAAATTTTGAAATAGAAAATTTAAAACTTATTTCTAGAGGAGCATTATTGATTTTAAATAAAAGATATCGATACATAACGAAAGATAGAGAGTTAATGAGATCTTGTGTAGATTTAAGTGAATTAATTATATCTTTGAAAAAGAAAGAGAGGAATAAAGCGTGAAAATTGATATTAGAGGTGAGTATGGATATTACAGAGTATAGCTTAACCATTGTTATGAATGATGGCGAAAAAATTGAAACAGTAGTCACTGCAAGTATAATTAATTATTTGCAGGTGACTCATAATAATAGTGAAGAGTTCGATGGAATGATTTTTGCGACAGAAATTAATGGCCGTGAAATATTTATTAATGATATAGATTATTTCATGTGGCATGCGATTATGGAGGAGAAATAAAAATGGCAAAGTATTGGGAAAATCTAAAGTATCATGAAGATACAGTGGTTAAAGAAAAATTAAGTAATGATGATATTAAATTCTTAAAGGAATTACAGAAAGAATTAAATACAGAAGACAAGGTAGGAACAGCTAGTCCTAGATATTGGGTAATTAGACAACCAGAGAGGATATATCATGTAGATAGAGATGTAGCTGATTATTATATGTTTGTTGATAATGACTATGAGGAATTGACTTTAGAAGAACTAAAAAACTATCTAGAAGATGTATATGATGATAATTTAAAGAATGTAGATATAAAAGATGGAGTATTAACATTTGAATATCTAAATGAATTTTCAGAAGAAATCGAAAGATATACGATAGATTTTAATAATTTACCTCTAGAGAGTAGCTACAGCGTAGATAAGGTACTAGAATTATTGGAGTTAGAAGTAGACGTTGTTTATTACAAAGAGGTAGATGCAACTGTTGATAATCGCATGTTTTTAACTCAAATAGATGCTGAAAATCATTTAAGAGCTAACGATTACCATTACCATGAAAAAGCAAGAACTTATTGTATGTGTGGATGGAGAAGTCCACGTTTTGAAAGATTAATAAATATTTTATCAAAAACAGATTTTGATAGTATGCTGGAGAAAAATTAATGGAAAATGAACCACAAACAATTTCAGAAGCAGTAGAAAATTTGAAAAATAAGATAAAAAAAGTATTATCAAAGCACCATAGAAAATTATTAATAAGTTGGTGTATCGCATATACAATAGTGTGTTTAGTAGCTTGGATATTTTTTATGTATAAGATATTAGGAGGATAGAAAATGATAAAACAATCTAAAGTATATATTAAAAGTTTAGGTATGATATTACCTGTAGAAGTGATTAATTACCATGAAAAAATAGTAGAAGTGTATTTTAATGATAATGCCGATAACGTACCTTATAATTTTGATGAAGTTGAATTTATTTATGGGACAGGTATTAAAGATAAAAATGGGAAAGAAATAGAGCATGGAGATATTTTGAAAACAGAGTTTGCAGGTATTCTCCCTATAAAATTTCATAATGTTTATGGTTTTTATGCAGTTAAAGAAGATGATAAATATTGGTTTGCAGAAGAAACAGAGGATGAAGTTAATGAAACATTATCAAAAACGGAAGTAATCGGAAATATTTATGAAAACAAGGACTTGTTGGAGGTTAGATAATGAGAAGATTTAGAATAGATGTAGAGGCTATATTAGCTATTATAGGTATATTGTTGCTTGTAGGTGGTTTAGGTTTTGGACTGTTTAAAGGATATAAAGCCATGAATAGTAATAAAGACTTATGGCAAGCAGACTATAATTTTAAAAAAGTAGTAATTAAACTACCTAACGATGAAGTAGTTAATGGAGAAGTAGAAGAATGGACTACATATGATAACAAAGATACTGTAAAGGTTAAGTTAAAAAACGGGAAACAATATTTAGGACATTCAAGCGATATTGTTTTATACAACGATTAGGAGGTGCGGTTATGAAATGGAATAAATTAACAACGAGAAAGATGACTGAAGATGAAGTGGAAATATATGGAGATAAATATGATTTTATGTGGGATGGAACGTTACCTGAACCTGATGAAGAAGTACTAGTCACTTTCCCTTTACCTTCAGGAGAATTTGTTGATACTTATAAAGATACTTGGTTAGATTTTGAAATTGGATTAGGTTTTGAAAACACGGAGTCGGACGTTGTTTACTGGATGCAAATACCACAATATAATGGAGAATTAGGAGGACTAAAAATGACTAACGAAGAATTAAAACAAGAAATTGAAAGACTAGAAGAACAAATTAAAGGTTTAAAAGCAAAACTGGAAGAGAAATCTTTTTTACCTTATCAACCTTATGAAGTGGAAGTGCCGGATGAGTTAGAAGATTATTTTTATCTTGATGAGACTGGTTGTATAAATAGATTACAGGTATATGACGAAGAGGATCAAATAGAAGTTTTCAAACGTGGACTAGCTTTCAAAACTAGAGAAGAAGCTGAACAATTCGATAAAGAACGTATATTAATAAATAAATTAAAAAAATGGGCAGAGGAACATAACGAAGGTTGGTATCCAATTTGGGAAAATGGTGACGATAAGTTTTCTATATATTATTTCCATAATTCAGAAAATTTTTCTGTTTGCGAAGATTGGAATTGTAATACATTTAGCAAATTTCCTTATTTTAAATTACGTGAACTAGCAGAACAATTCATTGAAGAGTTTGGAGAAGAGATTAAAGAGGTGCTTTGCTAATGATTGAAAGATTAATTAGACGTATTAGAAGAATTATTTTCGGTAGAAGTCCATCGAGATGGTGGGAAGATTAGAGGGGTATAAAATATGTTTTTAGTAGATATTTTGATATATATATTAAGTATTATATTTTGTTTCTTTGCGATTATTTTATCGACGGTTATGTTTGTAACAATTAAAACGTGGTTAGAAAAGAATAAAAAGGAGAATAAAAGATGGAAGCAATAATTGATTTTTTAAAAAATGGAATAGCGATAATTTTTTACGGAATATTATTTATTTTTGGAGTTTTTACTTTGTATGGAATATTTAAAGGGATTGTTAGAAAAATATTTAAGATGATGTTTACAGAGGAGGAATAAGTTATGAAACAACCAAAAGTATATATTAAACATTTAAATAAAGTGTTAGAAGTAGAATCTGTTAGATTTGATACTAAAGTAGTTGAAGTTTATAACGAGGATAGATCTATGTATTCTTATTATGATTTTGAGGATATTGAATTTATTTATAATACTGGATATAAAGACATGGACGGTAATTATATCTATACAGGAGACATATTAGAATATAAAGATACTGGTGAACGTTATTTAAGAAAATATGTAGTAGAAAAAGACGAAGATACAGAATACTATTATTATTTAACGATTGAGGAAAGATACTTTATTGATAGAGTACATGGTATGGAGGATGAATATTTAGTAATTGGTAACATTTATGAGAATAAAGAATTAATAGAGGAGTAAAAGTGTTATGTTAGAAAATATTTATAAATTGAAAAAATTGTTGCTTTATAAAGAAATAAAAGAAGCTAAAGGTAACAAGTTAGAATTAACTGATGGAACGAAAATAGAGTTTTATATGTCGGATAATGATTGTTGTGCAGTAGCAAGTGGAAAATGGATATTATCAGATAAATTTGAAGGATGTATTACAAATGTAGATTTTAGCTATAGTGATGAAGATCTTTTCGGAGGAAGATGCATAACATTAAAACTAACTATTTTTCATAATCAAAATAAGGTAGCACAAGCAGATTGTTATGCAGATAATGGTAATGCTGGGTATTATTTTTCAGTTTTATCTGTAAATGTAAAAAATATTGATGGTAAAGAATTAGATGATTATATTTTATTATCAGTATAAGACATAGGAGGATTAATGATGAACATACAATCAAATGAGTATATTATAGCTGCTGAATTGTTAAAAGACTTAGAAGTATTTATCAAGGAATTAAACGTCATAACAAAAGTACTTGATTTTAATATTCATACTGATGAGGTAAATACATCTTATGGTAAGTATGGAAGAGGAGAAATAATATATTTACTTAATAGTCATTTAAAAGATAAGTATGGTAAATATATAGTTGTGGGAGATATTCTATCATATAAAGGAAATAAATATATTTTACAATTCGGAGTTAATATAGGATTTTTCATAGAAAATATAGAAACATTTGAATTTGATCATATACCAGTAGGTTTTAATATTGAATTTTTATCAGATTTCGTAGTGATAGGTAATATATATAGGGATAGAGTAAAGAAGGAGAAAAATAATGACTAACGAAGAATTAGAACAAGAAAATAATGATTTTAGATTTCGAATATTTGAGAAAATAGAAGATAAAAAGCCATATGAAACAGAAATGTATAGAGATTATCTTTATATTAACCACTTAGGGAAAACATATTTTTTAGATGCATACAGTGAAAAGGGAGCTGAAGAAATCTATAAACGTGGTTTAGTTTTCAAGACTGAAGAAGAAGCTGAACATTATGATAAAGAAAGACAATTAATACAAAAAATGAAAGATTGGGCGATAGAACATAGAGAAGGTCTTAAAGGACGTTATTTCCCAAGGTGGTATATAAAATATGATTATCAAGACGAATGTTTTGTATATATGTTTTTAGCTTACGAGCAATTTTCTATATTGCCTTGTTTTATAAGTCGTGACCTTGCAGAACAATTTATCGAGGAGTTCGGAGATGAGATTAAGGAGGTGCTTTGCTAATGGATGATAAACAATTCTTATATCTTACGATAGAAGTTAGCGAGAATCAGACAGTAGAACAGGTGGTTAAAGAAGTAGTTGACGAGATAGAAAGCTATAATTGGCACGTTGTGGCTTATGATTTAAACCTACATGAATTATACGAAAACAGATATTTGATGACGGTATATATGGAGAAAGAGGAATAGAATGACTAACAGAATATATTTAGCTTTAAGATATAAAGATGCTCAAATTATAAAACATGCATTAAAAGAATATGTTAAGAGATCAGATGTAAAGAATAACACAGATATTGAAGAAGAATCAGTATTACTTAATAATATTGAGAAAGAAGTGAATCTGTTTAAAATGAAAAATGGAATAGGACAGGAGAAAAACGAGTGTATAGATATATCAGATTTTATGAATCAATAATAAAAGAATTAGATTTAGAATCCACTAGTAAATTCACAGAAGAAGAGAATAGAACATTTTGTTATGTCTATAAGCAATTGAAAAAAAATGATTGTGTAATGTCGATTGAAGATGCAGAAGAACTTAAGGATTTGATTAGCTTTGATTTAGAGAAACATATTTTTTGTTATCTAAAAAAAAGATGTGAAACTAATGAGTTATTAAGAGTTGATAAGAGACTTGAAGATGCGATTGAGCTTAAAATAAAAGAAACTAGAACAAAAGGAGCAACAAAGTTTAATACTTTATTAGCCAGAAGAATATTGAATAAAGCTCAAGGAAACTATATAAAAGCTATATATCTTAGAAGACTGGAAAAGATTCTAGGAGTATCACTAGAATATTGTATTATTTCTAAGTATGATACAGCTACTAAACAAAATAAAAAGATAGTAAAAGATAGATATAGTAATATTATTCATGCTTTAGCTAGAAGATTAAGCAACTACTATAATTATGGATACTCAATTAATTATGATCAAAAAACATTATTACTAGAAAAAAACAATGTAGTATTAGTATATTGGATAGATGACAAGGTATATGAAAATAGAAAATATTTATTTGATTTAAATGAGAATATTTCAACCATGGCAATCTTATTAGATAGTCATTATAAAAGTATGTTTGGTGAAAATTTAATGTAATGAACTATTTAATCTATCGATAAAAAAAGATATAATAAACATTGAGCTGGAAATGTTTTTGATGTGTGGTTATCTAGGTGAGAGATAACTTTAAAAATAACATTAAGTGTCCTTCAAAAGTAAAAGCAGTAGTGTTGATATCCAGCTCTATCAACACAGCAAAGGAGATTAGATGAGAGAGTTTAACTATACAAGAAACGATGTAGATTATTATTTAGAAGCAAGACACAAGATTAAAAGACAGTTGAATATATATTTAAGAGATAAGTTAAGTAGTATAGATGATAACAAAACTAGTAACAATACTTTCACAAATGCTAATGAGAATAATTTAGTTAATAAACTTTCTGATTATGATTTCGAAAAAGATAGTTATGCATTGAAATGTATTGAGAAATTTGAAGAACAATTAGTAGATGTTAGAGATAGAAAGATACTTAAGTTTAAGTACACTTACAATCTAACAATAGATGAAGTAGCAGAAGAAGTATGTTATCATACCAGAACTGTAGAAAGAAGAATTCAAAGTTTTAAAGATAAATTATATAATATTATGAACGATAAAGATTTAAGAGAAAGAGCTTAAATCTTTTTTATTTTTTCATAAAACTATTGACAAATTATAATACTTGTATTATAATTGAAGTATAAATAAGAAAGGAGGAAAAAGCTAAATGATAAAAATAAAAAAGCTTAAGTTAGAAGAGTTAACCGTTAAAATCAGCCTTTTCGGTTTACTAACTATAAGCTTTAAATTCAAATAGGTTATAGGGAAGGAAACTTCCCTACCTACTATCATTATAGCATAAGACTTATGAAAAAGGAATACAAATTAGGTAAAAGAAAATTAGAAATAGAAATTCGTAGAAGTACAAAAAAGGAATTCATTCAAGGTATTTTTGGAACTTGTATTTTAGGATTACTGATTTATTATTTTTTCTTCAGATAAAATAATAAAAATAAAAGAAAGGAGAAAATAAAATGGCAGAAAGTAAAACATCAGAAGCACAAAAGAGAGCAAGTAAAGCATATTATGAGAAAAATAAAGAGCGTGCTTTAATGAATAATAGACGAACTGCTGCAAGAACATTTGTAAGGCATCATGCAACTAAAGAAGATATGGAGAAGTTAATAGAGATTTTTAATAATGAAAATCCTAATTCAAAATAAAAGTTGTCGGAAATGTCGGGTTTGTCTATGATATAATATTAGTATCCAATACTACATAATTATTAATACGAGCATATATTGTATATGAATATTAAGAGATAGTTTAACAGCTATCTCTTTTTATTTTGGAAATAACTTAAGAAAGAACAGATAGTTATGAAAGAATGTAAGCATCACAATTGCAGAACACTTATTAAACGTGGTGCATATTGTGATAGACATAAACAAACACAAAGTAAATATTACAATGAACAAAGAAAGAATGATGATGCAATGAAGTTCTATCGCTCGAAGGAGTGGAGGGATACGAGGCAAGAAGTTCTTAAAAGAGATTGCTTTACTTGTGCTATGTGTGGTGGCACTGCTAACCTAGTGCATCACAAGGTGGAAGTAAGGACGGACTGGAGCAAGAGGCTAGAGATGAGCAACCTTGAGTCGGTGTGTCGCAACTGCCATAACAAGATAGAGCATTACAAATAGGATTTTATCAAGCCTTTTGGGAAATATTTCCCAGGGATACCCCCCTGAAAAAATTTGAAAAATAATTTTTGCTTACGAGCGGGCGTCTCTTTTTTGCACGCAAAATGCGTTTAATTATTTTTTCCAATTGAGATTTTTTTAGGAAGGTGGTGATGCTTTGGCAAGGAAAGCTGAACCTATGTCATTAAAGCTTTTAGGAGGTAATAGACAGAGGTTATCAAAAGAGAAAATAGAGGCACGAAAAATAGAAGAAAATAAGCTAAAATTATCAAAAGATAAATTGAAGCCTCCGAAGTGGCTTGGAGATTTAGCGAAGAAAGAATTTAGATATATTGTCAGTCAGACAGATTCTATAGATCTTTTAAATAATCTAGATGTTCATGTTCTAGCTGTTTACTGTGATACTTATGAGAAGTATGTGGAATGCAGTAGAATTATTCAAGAAGATGGATTAATCACAGACAAGGGTTACACAAAAGAAACAGAGAGAGTTTTAAAACGTGGCTCTAAAACAGTTGAGAATGAAAGGACAGTAGATTATTCTATGGGCCAACATCCTCTATTAATTAGACAGAAAGATTTATTTAATATCTTACGTTCACTTCAATCTGAAATTGGATTAACTCCAGTAGCTCGTGCTAAAATCGCTATGGATAAAGCATACGAAGAATTGCCAAAAGATTCTGTTCATGAAAGGTTTGGTAATATCTAATGTTAAAAAATGCAATGAAACAATGGGCAGAAGAAGCTGTTAATGGTGAGCGTTTAGTTTGTGAAAAAGAGAAATGGGCATGCATGAGATTTCTTAGAGATTTAGAAAGAGAGGGAACTAAAGAGTTTCCTTTTATTTTTGATGAAGATAAAGCTATGAGATTTCTAGAATGGATGTCGTTATTTAAACATACTAAAGGTAAATTGGCAGGTAAGAATATAGATCCTGCACCTATTCAAATTTTTAACTGGTCAAATATTTATGGATGGATTCATATAGAAACTGGCTTAAGAAGATTTAGAAAATTTTATTACCAGGTAGCAAGGAAGAATGCTAAATCTCAAGATGTTTCTTGTTGTTTATCTTATGAGATATCTGCTTTTGGTGAATCTTCAAGTGAAGCTTATATTGGAGCTACTAAAAGAGATCAAGCGAATATTGTATTTAAAGAAATAAAAGCACAATTACAAGGTAGCGAAGTTAGGAATAAATTTAAGATTACAAGAAGCTTGATAGAACATGAACGAAGTAATAGCTATATTATGGCTTTATCCAGAGATTCTGGAAAGACTGCAGATGGATTTAACCCTCAAGTAGGGGCAATGGATGAGTATCACGCACATCCTACAGATGAAATTTTAGAAGTTATTCAATCTGGGCAAGGTGCAAGAAGTCAGCCATTAATCGTTATTATTACAACTGCTGGATTCAATTTAAACAGCCCATGTTACTCTACAGAGTATGAATATGTTTCTAAATTATTAGCTCCTAATAGTCCTGTAGAAAATGATACTTACTATGCTATGGTTTGTGAGTTAGATAAAGGTGATGATATCAAAGATGAAAGAAATTGGATTAAAGCTAATCCTATTCTTGCAAGCTATGCTGAGGGTATGAAATTCTTAAGAGATAGGTTGAAAGAAGCAATTGATAAACCTGATACTATGACTAAGTTTCTTACTAAGAATATGAATATTTGGGTAAATGCTCCAGAAAATAAATATATGGATATGGAGAAATGGAAGCTTTGTGAAGTGCCTGATGATGAATTAGAGGGTAAACCTTGCTTTGTTGGTGTCGACTTATCAAAAAGATTAGACTTAACTGCAGTAACTTCAATATTTGTACTAGGTGAAGGTAAGTATGCAGTTAGAAGTAAAGGATTCATGCCAGAGGAAATGCTACAACAAAGAATGAATACTGACAGAGTAAACTATAGTTTGTGGGTAGATGAAGGTTGGATAACAACTACTCCTGGAGAAGTTATTGATTATGATTTCGTTATTGACTATATAGAGAGCTTAAGAAGTAAATATAGCATTCAAGAAGTATGTTATGACCCTTATAATGCAACACAATGGGCGCAATCAATGGAGAAACTAGGATATTTAATGATTGAAGTTAGACAAGGTGTTTTAACTCTTAATGAACCTACAAAACACTTTAGAGAATGTGTCTATGAGCAAAAAATACACCATGATGGAAATAAAGCTTTGACTTGGTGTTTAGGAAATGCAGTTACAAAAGCTGATGCACAGGATAATATCATGTTAGATAAGAAAAAATCTACTGATAGGATAGATATGGCTGCTGCTGGTATTTTTGCTTTTACTCGTGCTATGTACAGTGACAATATCGGATATGATCTAAATGAAGAAATAAGTAAAGGAGCGTTTAGTTTCTAATGAAAAAGTTAATAAGAATATTAATAGGAATTCTATTCCTTTTGAGCCTCGTATCATTTGTGTACGCAGGCTTTTTATTATGCAAAACATTAGGATTTGTAGTGTTGGGAGTGGTTCTAATGCTATGTACTTATGTTTTAGATACTAATTTAGACACTTAGGAAGGAGGTGAGAAATGAGGATGATATTTAGAAATAAGACACCAACAGGTAGTGAAGTGGAAAGTGATTTAAGAAATCCTGCTGATTGGCTTCTTAATTTATTTAATAATCGAGGAAACAATGTTACAGAAGAAAGTGCTATTAGTACTTCAGAAGTTTATAGTTCAGTAAAGGTTTTAGCTGATGATTTAGCAAAGTATCCATTGAATTTACTTTATGACAATAAAGGAACTGTAGAGAAAGCAAAAAATCATAGTGTGTATAGCTTGTTAAAAGACCAACCAAACAAAAACATGACTAGCTTTGAATGGAAACATTTAGTAATGACACAGTTAAATCTGTGGGGAAATAGCTATCATTATTTAGAAATTGGAAGAAATGGTCAAGTAAAGGAGATTGTTCCGTTAGATCCTAGAGTTACAAGCGTACTATATCATGCTGAAACTAACACAGTAACCTATAGAACAACGTATAAAGGCAAACAAGTAATTTTGAATAGTGATGAATTACTACATTTTAAAAATTTATCTATTAATGGCTTGATAGGACGTTCTCCTGTTCAAGTATTGAGAGAAAGTATTCAAGGAAACCAAAAAGGACGTGAAATGGCATCTAACCTCTTTAAAAGAGAGGGTATTCCATTAGCTATATTGAAATCTACAAGAACACCATTGACAGCTGAAAATAAAGAAACAGTTGCTGAATCATGGAAAAAGCATCTTGAGAATAATAATGTAGCTATTCTGAATCCAGATATTGATTATCAAAGTGTTGGAATTCCACAATCTGATGCACAGTTTATCCAAACTATGAAATACAACAAAGCAGAAATTGCTAGTATTTTTAAAGTTCCACCATATAAATATGGTGATTACAGTGGATTAACCCATTCTAACGCTTTGTCACAATCAATGGACTATGTAAAAAATGTTATGTTGCCATACGTAACAAATATAGAGGCTGAATTAAATACTAAAATTCTAACAGATTTAGATAGAAAAAGAGGCTATTATTTCAAGTTCAATATGGAAGCTGAATTAAGAGCAGACCAAAAATCACGAGCAGAATTCTATGAAAAAATGCAACATGTTGGAGTTTATACAATCAACGATATATTACGTTCAGAGGATATGTCAACAATTGATAATGAGTATGGTGATATGAGATTTATGTCATTAAACTATGCTCCTATCGATACAATCAAAGAATATCAAATGTGGAAAGCAGGAGCAAGAGGTAATGAACAATTGGAAGATGAAAGCCTTGAATGAAGATAAGGCGGAAATTTATATCTATTCAGATATCGGTTATGACTGGTGGGAAGATAAGTCTTCAGCACAACTATTTGCTGAAGAGTTAAATGCATTAGGTGATGTTAAATACATTGACTTACATATTAATTCAAATGGTGGAGATGTGTTTGATGGACAAGCCATTCATAGCTTAATAAGACACAATAAAGCATATGTGACAGCATATGTTGATGGTTTAGCAGCTTCAATTGCAACTGTAATTGCAATGGGAGCTGACAAGGTAGTTATGCCTAGAAATGCCATGATGATGATTCATAATGCATGGACTGGAATGTATGGAAATGCAAATGATTTAAGAAAGATGGCAGATGATTTAGATCATATTAATGACAGTATAGTTAATACTTATTTAGCTAAAGCTAAAGATAAGACTACAGAAGATGAAATCAGAGATTTAATGGATAAAGAAAGTTGGTTAAATGCTGATGAATGTTTTGAGCTGGGATTATGTGATGAAATAGCAGAGCCAGTAAAAATGGCAGCTTGTTTAACTAAAGAACAAGCACATAAATTTAGAAATGTTCCTAAAGAATTAATTAAAGATAATTATGAATTTCAAACGGAACGAGCAAAGCAATATTTAGAATTTTTGGAGGTTCAATAAATGAATAATAAAAAATTAAGAGAGTTATTACAATTAAAAGCAGAAAAAGTAGAAGCTGCAGAAACAGCAATTAATAATGGTGATAAAGAATTAGCTAATTCTTTAGTCGCAGAAATTAAAAATTTAACAACTGAAATTGATCTTATTCAAAATTTAAATAGTTTAAAACATGATGATAAAGCAGTTGATATGACAGTTGAAAACAAAGTAGAAACTGGAGTACAAGCATTACAAAAATATATTAAGACTGGTATAGTAGATGCTGCTGGGCCATTAAAAGAATCAACAGATGAGAATGGTGGATATTTAGTTCCTGCAGATGTTCAAACAAAAATTAATGAATATCGACGTTCATTTACATCATTAAGAGATTATGTAGATGTTCGTAACGTAGTTGTCCCATCAGGTAGTGAAGTATATGAAAAAACAAGTCAGCTTACTCCATTAACTAATATTACTGAACTGACAGAAATTGAAGAAATTGTTGGTTCAACTTTTGAAAAGATTTCTTATCAAGTAAAAAATTATGGAGGTATTTTACCAGTATCAAGATTCTTATTACAAGACACTCCAGAAAACTTATTAGCTTATCTAGCTAAATGGTTCACGAGAAAACAAGTTGTTACTGAAAATAAAGAAATTTTAGAAGTATTAAATTCATTTGAGAAAAAAGCTATTACTAAGGTTGACGAAATTAAAACAGCTATGAACGTTACATTAGATCCAGTATTCCTAGCTAATACTAAATTTATCACTAACCAAAGTGGATTTAATATTTTAGATACATTAAAAGATAAAGATAATAATTATCTACTTCAACCAGTGGTAAATGAACCAACTAAACGTTTATTATCAGGAAAAGAAGTAGTTGTATTACCAGATACACATTTCCCTAAAGAAACAGACGGTTCATTCCCATTATATGTAGGTGATTTACATGAAGCAGTACGATTATATTCACTAAATGCTTTAGAAATTCTATCTACAGATGTTGGTGGTAAAGCATTCACACGTAATTCATACGACACACGTTTAATCACTAGATTTGATGTTAAACCTGTAGACAAAGAAGCAGTAGTTAAATTAACATTTACTAAAGATTTAGCAATGGCAGTGCCATTAGGATAGGCTTATGTTTGATATTTCAGATGATTTATTAAAACAATTTAAAGATAAATTACATATACTTCATGATGATGAGGACGACAATCTAAAGAGGTTGTTGTCTTTTTCTTATGAAATTCTTTGTGAAAAATGTGGTTTCTTTGATATTGATAATAATGAGCAAGGAAAATCATTAGTGTTTGAGAGAGCAAGGTATGAATACAATGATAAATTAGAATATTTTGACACTAATTTTTTAGGTGAGATGTCAAGTCTATTAATAAGAATTGAAAAAGAGAGGTACAAATAAGATGGTTAAAGTAAAAGCATTACAAGTATTTGAAGATTTATATACAGGTACAGTTTATAAACCAGGTGACGTTTTGGAAATTACAAAAGCTAGATATGATGAATTCAAGAAAAATCTATCAATTTATGGTGGAGAGTTCTTAGAGTTAGTTGATGAAGAAACAGCACCAGTAGAAACTATAGAAACTGAAACTAAAGAAGAAGTTAAGGAAGCTCCAGTAGAAGAAACTGAAACTAAAGAAGAAGTTAAGGAAGCTCCAGTAGAAGAAACTGAAACTAAAGAAGAAGTTAAGGAAGCTCCTGTAGAAAAAACTGATGAAGCAAAACAAGATTAGTCAATCTTACAATGATGGAATAGTAAGGTTTATTAAATATACTCATACAAAAGATAAATTTAATACTAAATTATCTGATAAAACTGAAGAGGAAATCAGAAAGTTTTGGTTCAGATATTTAGGTGTAACAGCTAATGAAAAGTATCAGTCTTTACAAGTAGATACAGAAGTTTCTACAAGGATTGCTATTAGGTTGTTTCACAATATTAATGACTATTTATTAAGTGATCTTTATGTGATTATAAAAAATAAATCTTATGTTATTTCAAGAATTTATCATAATCATGTGAAAAATGAAACTGAATTATCGTTGGTAGAGGTGATTAGAAATGACCATTAAGGAATTAATATTTCAAGTCATAACTGATATGGAATTAAATATTCCATATTCTTATGGATTTAGTGAAGAGACAGATTTCCCAAAAATAGTATATTTTCATGTAAATACGACAGAAAAAAGACTTTCTAACAAAAAGAAAATTAAACACCATGTATATCAATTAAATTTCTATGATCTAGTGCCACATGATTTAGACAGTTCAGAAATTTTACAAAAAATACAAAACTCATTAGAGGATAACACAAAATTAAATACTGGTTCTTGGCAAGAAGTAATTGATGTGAATGCTGATAAAAAAGAAAATCAATTCATGTATTACCTGGAGATTTACTCATGACAAAAGAGTTTGGCTTTAGTGGAGCAATTGCTAAGTTAAATAAGATTAGCAGTAACGCTAAATCTATTAATAGCATAGTAGAAAAAGAAGCAGAAGAAATCAAAGATGATGCGAAAAAAATCGCTACTAGTAAAGGTTTAAAAGTGACTGGTGCTGGTGTTGACGGGATTATCGCAAAACATTCATTATATGAAAGTACAGTAGGTTGGGCAGGTAGGCCCAACCTACATTTATATTTCCATGAAGTAGGATTTCATGCTGGATTCTCTAAAGTTACTAGTAGAGAAAGACGTGGTAAACGTGCAAGAAGATATAAAAAAGGTAGTAGAAAATATGTTGCTCCTAAGCCACATATTAGACCTGCAGCATTACAACACAAAGATTCATTTGCTAAGAAAGTTAAAGATAAATTATTAAATAAATAGGAGGAACTGAAATGACAGTAACTAAAGAGAGAGTAGACGGAGCATTACTAACAGGTATTGGTGCTGGATATTTACAAAAAGTAAAAACAGAAGCAACTAGTGAAAGTGGATTAACGTATGAGGACAAAACATATGAAGTGGCGGCAATCGATAAAGTAGCTTTTAAAGGACAAAAGAAGGAGAAATCAGTATATCTATCAAATATTAAAGTTCGTGATATTGTTAAATTCTCAAGTGTTGAGATGACAGTAGATATTGGATTCTTCCCAGAAGGTTTCGTAGAAGAAATGAGTGGAATGATTAAACTAGCTAATGGTGTATTCGTTCAAGGAGACAGCCCTAAATATAAACAGTTTAGATGGTCGTTCCCTGTTACAGACGAAAACGGAAATGAAATTATCTACAACTTCCCTGTTTGCCAACTAAAAAATCCAGACTTCAATGCAGAGACAGAAACTGATGAGAAAAAAGAAAGTATTTCACAGGTTACTATTGAAGCATTCCCAGTAATTGGCAGTGATAATAAATCTGTGTACGCTAAAATTGACTTACGTACAACTAATTTATATGATCGTGAGAAATTATTATTAAATGGTTTCTATGATGCAGCAACTTTAAAAGCTTGCATTAAAGAAGGTCAAACAGATTCTACAGTAGTCCCTAGAGGATAATAAATAAGATTAAAGAGCCGACATAAGTTGGCTCTTTTTTGGAGGTATTAAATGAGTATTTTTAAAAAAAATATAGAGACTTTTAAAACAGATATTCTTGGGTATGAAGTTGAATTAAGATGTAATTTAGCAGTTTGGTTACATTTAGAAGCAGACTTTGGCATTAAACAAGGTGATTGGGTAGATGTTATTACTAAAGAAAAAAATATAGCAATTGCCAAGTTTTTAGTATCAATTTTGAAAGCTAATAAGTTAAAAACAACACTTGAGGAAGTTTTAGAAAATGTTACTGATACTGACTTGGAAGTATTTCTTATAAAATATCAAGAAGCTATGTATGGAGACCAAACAGCAACATTACTTCAAATGTTAGGAATTACTGATGATAGCGAAATGGGAAAGAGTTTTTTAGAAGAACAGGTAGAAGACCTAGTTCCTACACAACCAAAAGTAGTGAGCAGGAATCCGAAAAAAGCCAAGAAGAGACACAAGAAATAATAGATTGGGATGATTTATTTTATAAGTGTAGAACTTGGTTCAACATGACTAAGGATGAATTTATGTATGATTATTCATTCGACTATATTATTTACATGATAAATAGATATATTAAAGAAAATTATACAATAGATGATTCTGAAGAAGAAGGCATGCGAGTTACTAACATAAGTAATGTACTGTAGGAGGTAAAAATGGCAAATTACATGGATAAAGTCGGTGTCATACTGACTGCAGAAGGTGTAGGTTCTTTTACCTCTGCTATTAAGCAAGGTGAAAATGCCTTACGACAACTTCAAGCAGAAGCTAGAAGAAATATAGCTTCATTAGGTAGTGGTGCGAAAGCATACGATATCTACAAGGCAAAGATGAGTGGACTAACTACTCAAATGAAGCAATCAGCAAGTAATGTTAATAATTTAAAAGATAAATATGATGCTTTAAAAAAATCTACTAGTGAAATACCTAAAGAGATTGAAAAGTTATCGAATGCTTTCAGGCAAAAACAATCAGTTCTAAAGACTAATGGAACGTTGTTACAAAGTCAAAAGGAGCATTTAAAACACTTAGAAAGTACTTATGGTAAGAGTAGTGCTGCTGTTCAGAAATATAAAGAAACAGTAGCAAATACAAGCAAAGCATATAAGAAGACTGAACAAGAAGTCAAAAGTCTTGAAACGCAAATTAAAGGCTTAAATAGTACGTTAAGTACTCAACAGAAAGAATTAGGAGCATTACCAACTAAAATAGCTAATGCTGAAACGAGTTATTTTAAATTAAGAGATGCAGTCGAGAAAACTCACTCTGCATTTAGAAATAGTGGTGGTAGGTTAGCTGATACAGCTCAAAGATTTAATGATGTTGGTACTAGGGCACAAGTTCTAGGACAGAAAATGTCAGGAGTAGGTGACGGTTTAACAAGAGCTACTGCTGGGATATCTTCTGGAATGTTATTAGCTGCTAGAAGTGCAATCAATTTTGAAAGTGATTTTGCTGGAGTAGTTAAAACTGTAAATGCAACTCCAGAACAGCTAGAAAAGATTAGACAGAGTTTCTTAAATCTATCTACAGAGATTCCAGTTAGTGCAAATGAATTAGCGAAAATTGGTGAAGTAGCTGGACAGTTAGGTATTAAAACTGAAAATATAGTTGACTTCACAAAAACTATCGCAGATTTAGGAGCTACTACTAACTTAAGTAGCGAAGAGGGAGCAACTAGTTTAGCTCAATTCATGGCTGTTATGGGAACAAGCCAAAGTAGTATTAGAAATCTAGGTTCTACATTAGTAGAATTAGGAAATAACTTTGCTACAAATGAAAGATCTATAGTAGAAATGTCTCAAAGACTATCTGGGATGGGTAAACAAACTAATATGTCTGAGGCTGATGTATTAGGATTAGCAGCTGCAATGAGTACCGTTGGTATCGAGGCAGAAGCTGGTGGTAGTGCAATGACACAGGTTATGACAAAAATGCAAAATGCAGTAATGTCAGGTGGTGAAAACTTAGGTAAGTTTGCTAAAGCTGCTGGAGTTAGTGCCAGTGAATTTGCTAATGCATTTAATAATAGACCTGTAGAGGCACTTGGATTAGTTCTTAAAGGTCTTAAAAATGTAAAAGAAAGTGGAGGTAATGTTAACGATGTACTAGCATCATTAGGTGTAACAGGTATTCGTGAAGCTGATGCCATGAAGAGACTTTCTGGAGCATTAGATGGCGATAGTGGATTAGGTAAAGCCTTAGAAATTGCTAATAAAGGATGGAGAGAAAATTCAGCATTAACTAAAGAAGCAAGCATCAGATACCAAACAAGTGCTAGTAAAATTCAAATGGCTAAGAATGAAATTCAAAAAATGGCCATTGAAATGGGTTCTGAATTACTTCCAAGATTAGCAGAAGTGTTACAACATTCTAAGCCAGTTGTGAAAACATTAGGTGATATGATGGTATGGTTTAGTAAACTACCACCTGCGGTTCAATTAGCTGTGTTAGGTATGGGACCATTCCTATCTGTTCTAGGTAGATTAACAACTGGTGCAGGTGCAGGAGTTAAGAGCATAGGTACTCTGATTCAATGGTTAGGTAAAATCCGAACTGGTAAAGCAGTAGCTGATGTTGCTAAATTAGGTACTGAAATTGCTGGTGTTGGAACTAAGGCAGCAACTACTGGGAGCATGGCTTCTATGTTAACTAATCCATATGTTGCAGGAGCTGCATTAATTGGAGCTGCTTTTGTCGGATTAGGCTATGGAATATATCGTGAAATGACAAAAGATAGTAGAAATCATGAAGCTTCTGTTGAACAAACTAATGGAAAATACAAAGAGTGGTATGATCAAGTGATTAAGGGTGCAACACAATCTGGAAGTGCAATCGACAGATTAAAAGGTGATGTTCAAAATAATAGTAAAGCCATAGTAGAGGAAACTGAAAAGATTAAAAAAGCTAATACCTCAATCATGGAAAGTCTTGATAAAAACTTTAAAGAAGGTAGTTGGTATTCATCTGATGGAGAAATCAGAAAGAAACTAAAAGAGAATCTATCTTTAAGTGATGAAGATGTAAATGAAATTGAAGGTAAGTTTAGAAACTATGGAATTATGTTAGGTAATTCACTATCAAGTATTCAATCAAGCTATCTAGAGAATAAAACTATTACAGCAGATTATGCAATGGCTCAAATAAAAACTATTAACGATTTAACATTATCTACCGTAGAAGGTATTGAAAAGCGTAGACAAGCTGAAATGGATAGATTGAATGCACTTAAAGCACAGGGATTAATTGAGGAAGCAGAGTATAAAAAACAAGCGGAAGTTGTAAAACAAACCTTTGATACTCAAATTAATTCAGCAAAAGAAGCACAGGGAAGAATTAAAGAAATTCTATCTAACGCTGCAAAAGATCATAGAAGTTTAACAACTCAAGAGATGAATGAAATAGAGAATCTCTATAAAAGATTAGGTAAAAGTGCTGTAGAGGCTGCAACATCTAGTAAAGAAGCTCAAGAACTTCTGAAAAAAGGAATGGAAGAAACAGCCTTAGCCGCTAAAATTGCAGCGTTAAAACAAATTGGATTGATTACCGATACTAAAGAAGAGTATATTAATAATTTAGGTTCTATTGAAGCCAAAGTAAAAGAAGTTAATGAAATTCTAAATAATTGGACTAGTCACTCAGATATTAAAGCTATAGGAATTAAATTTGAAGGTCATGATCTTGTATTTAATTTTAAAAGTGATTATGAACGACTTATTGCATTACCAGACATAATGAAAGCAATAACTATTGCTGAAAGTCAAGGTCGTACTATTAAGATGACTAAAGAAGATTTAGAATGGTTGGATAAGAAAGGAATACATCCTAAAAATGTTGAGATTGTAGATAAAGCAAGCTTACCATTAGATAACATCAATGGGAAAATAGATACATTTAAAAATGCTAGTTTGCCGCCTAAATCAATTATGTTAAGAGATGAGGGAAGTACAAGTATAGATAATGTATTTAAAAAGGTTTTAGATTATAACGCACAAACTGTTAATGAAAAAAATCTAAAAGTTAATGATAATGCAAGTCAACCAATTACAGATGCACAAGGGAAGTTAGATTTATTTAACGGAACAAATCCTGTTGATAAGAATTTATCAGCTAGCGGAAATGCTAGTCCATTTACACAAGATGCAACAAATAGTTTAAATGTATTTGCAGCAACTAATCCAGGTACTAAAAGTATTATGGCTCAAGGTAATGCGACACCATTTACTGACACAGCGAAAGCTTCAGTAGATAGATTTAATGCTACACCTACACCTACAAAGCAATTAGAAGCTAATGACAATATCACGAACAAAGCTAATAGTGCTTCTTGGGCAGTAAGAAGTATTCCTCAATTTTGGCAAACTGTTATTTCAGTGGCTGCTAATGGACCTATTCAATTGCTCCAAAAATTAGGGTTATTTGCCACAGGTGGAAAAATTGATTTATATGCTCATGGTGGGAATATTGATATGTTTGCTAATGGTGGTATGATAGGAGCTACTCAAAGTTTACCACCAAGATATCAGGGTATCGTAGGAGAAGCTGGTCCAGAATTATTCCAAGTAACAAGAAGTGGTGTGAACATTACACCATTATCAACAAGAGAGAAAATTAAAGGAATAAGTGGAACATTAGCAGAACAATATGGAGCTAATAATCCTAATGTTAATATTACCATCAATGTGACAGGTAATAATATAAACAACAAAGAAGACATTGATACATTAGTAAAAGAGATTGAACAAAAATTAGTTAGATCTATGAAAGAATACAAAAATATGAGTTTTGGAGGTGGTAGAAATGTCGTTACATTATAATGAATTAATCTTCAAAGGGAAGTCTACCGCCGATTTTTCCTTTGAAATTTTTGTAATAGAAAATGATGGAATTAATAAAGGGAAAAGAAAAGACAAAATATTTACATCTGATGATATGTCAGGAGGAATTGTAAGAAGTTCTACAGCTTATGAGCTTGTAGAAAAATCATATAAGCTATTAATCCACAATGTAAGATTGAATCAAGTTAATGAATTATTAGTTTGGTTAGAAGGCAGTGGGAAATTAATAGCCTCTGATAATCCTGGAAGGTATTATGAGGTGTTAACAGTATCTGCAGTTAGAGCTAGACTAGGTGAAGTAGATGAATATGAAATAGATGTAGTATTCACTTGTAATCCATTTTCATATAGTATTGCATCTGATATTAAGACATACACAGGTAATGGAGTTATAAACAATGAAACTAATGTAATAATGTATCCTAAAATCACTCTATATGGAAATTCAACGAGTCGCACATCATTAACTATAGGTAATCAGGTAGTCAGATTAAAACAGCTATCTGAAAAGCTAGTTATTGAATGTAAACAAGGTGAACAAAATGTATATGATAATAATGGAAATCTATTGAATAGTGTGATGCTAGGAGCGTTCTTTGAGATTAAACCAGGAGTGAGTGGGATTGTTCTAGGAAATGGAATTACTAAGCTGGAAATAGAGTGTAGATGGGGGGCGTTTATTTAATGTTATGGTTATATGATGAATTTGAAACAGACTTTACTTATAACGGAATAGTGTTGAATAATGCTTATGATTCAGACATTCACTGGGTGTTGAATACAATGTATAAACTGACATTCAAATATCCAACAGTTGACAATGATCTATATTCATTTATAGAAAAAGGTATGATTGTAAAAGCTGATGAACATGATAGAACAAACTTATTTAGAATTAAGGATATTGATATATCTGAAAATGATAAATGTATTACTGTAACTGCTTATCAAAAGAACTATGATTTTAGTAAAAGGTTAGTCAATAATTTTAGTAGAGTTAGAGTTAATTGTATGTCTGTATTAGATGAATGGTATAGTCAGTTTCTTTCTAGTGAGAAAGATTTTTCATACTACTCTGATATCATTGATATAAATTCATTCTCAACATATAAAGACGAGAAAGACAATCAACCTAAGTCATCATTCGATTTATTAGGAGAAATAGCAAGTCTATATTCTGCAGATATAGATATGCATGATAAACAAATTAGTTTATTGAGGAAGCTTGGCAGAGATACTGAAGAAGTATTAACTACAGCTAAAAATATAAGTGAATTTGTTAACACTAGTAATTCTGATGAAATTGTTACTAGAATATATGCCACTACTACTTTTAGGGTAGGAGATAAAGACGAAAAGAAAGATTTACAGACAAGGCATAGAGAAGAGCTAAGAGCTTTAAGGCAATCTCAAAAAGAGTACTCACAAAGTAGGAATGCTGAAAAAAAATCTCAACAAATTCAAGAAGAGATAGCCAAGAAGTATGCTAAGGAACTTGCTAAACAAAATAAATCAGTTAAAAGAAGTGGAACAACATCAAAATCATATTCACAAATAGAATCAGAAGTTAGAGCTAAATATCAAGTAAGAGAACAAAAAGCACAAGTAAGAAAAGCTGAAAGTCAAGCATTAGCAGATAGAAAAAAATCTGAAATAGAATCTTTAAAAGCTAGACAAAAAGATGAAGCAGCTTCATTAGATGAAGAAATTACTATTAGTTTAATTATTGAAAGTCCATTGATTAATGATTATCCATTTATTAATGAAATTTCAATTTCTAATAATGATTTAAGAACAGCTGAAGAACTTGAAGAATGGGCCATGGAGTATTTCACAAAAGGGAATATTGATAAGCCTAAAAACTCTATTAAGGTAACTTATGAACAGTTATCAGAAAATATTAATCGTGGTGATACTGTAATTTTAAAATATTTAAAATATGGTATAGACGAGAGAATAAGAGTAGTTGAAACTCACTATGATCCAATGCTAAAAAAGTGGAAAGAGTTTATTCTAGGTGAAAAAGAAGGTAGATTAGGTTCAGAAGTTTCTCATTCTAGTAGTGGAGCAGAAGTAAGAGCTAATGCTTATACAGATAGATTGTCAATGGATATTGATCGTAGAGTAGAAGAACGTAGTAAAAACTATGATGAGTTGTTCAAGAAAAATACAGATAAAATCAATAAAAAGATTGAAGATGGATTTGAAAAAGCTAAGGCATCAAGTGAAGTAACAATAGCTAAAATAGATGAAGATCTAGAGAAAAAACTAGTACCTATTAGAAACCAAGTATCAACAACTGTAGAAAACTACAACAGACAATTCCAAGCTACTAATTTGGAAATAAGCAAAAATAGAGTTGAAGCAACTAAGCAAATTCAAGTTTTATCTAATCGAGTTAACAACATGCAGGATATTTCTAGTAATTCAACAGTTGTAGAACTTAGAGGACTAGTTAACGGTGCTACTAGTAAGGTTACAGAACTTGAAACTAGCATTATTAGAGAATTTACTACTGTTAAAAAGAAAAATGAAGATAGTTTAAGTGCAGTTAAAGCAGAATTTACTAAAGGTGTAGATGGATTAACAAGTAAGATTGCATCACTTGAAGAATATAAAAATCAAGATGGAACACGAACTGAAAGCTTGAAGCAATGGGTTCAACGTGACACAGCTAGTCAATTAAGTAGAGAACGAACTGAAATCAATAAAATCATTGATAATAAAGACTTTGTTAAGAACACAGAATTTGGTAGCAAGTTTACGGAAAGTGCTAGAGGTATAACTAACCAACTATCAGCATTAGAAAACTACAAAAATCAAGACGGAGTAAGAGTTGCTAACATGCAAATTTGGGCTCAAAATAACACAGCTAACCAACTTACTGCTGAAAGAAGAAATATCGAAAAGTGGATTAATGACAAAGGTTATGCGACTACTTCGGTTTTGGAAAATAAAGTGCAGGAAACAGCGAACAGTTTTAGTCGAGAAATCAGTAATTTTAGAAATAGTATTCCAACTAGTTTAGGTGGTAGAAATTATATTATTGACAGTAAAAATCTAAATGCTAAGATACATTGGGGTAGTGGTAAATGGGATGAAACAGTTGATGGTGATACCATCATTTTGACAAAAAAAGGTGGAAGCGATAAAACTGGTTTTTGGTTTAACCTAACAGATTTAGTTAAAACTCAATTCCAAAACGAGACGTTAACATGGTCTATCGAAATTAAAGCTAGTAGAAATATTACTTTAAATTCAGTTGGTTTTGAAACTAACGGACAGACGAAAGTTGATGTTACAACAAATTGGAAACGATATTCATATACTTTTGTGAACAGATTTACAAATTATTATATGTTTACTTTTAATAATCCTACTACTAATTTTAATAATGGAGATAAAATTTATATCAAATTACCAAAATTAGAAACAGGGAATATTGCTACCGACTGGACACCAGCTCCTGAAGATACTCAGCAAAGTATCAACGAGTTAAACACATGGAAACAAACAGCTACAGGAACTTTAAATACAGTTACAAGTACATTAAATGATACTGTAAGGCACGCACAACTTCGAATAGGAGCTGATAAGATTGACTTTGGTTCAAATAAAGTATTTGATGGACGTAATCTTGCTAGTATGTTGTCAGTTAGTCCAGAAAGTATTCAAGCTATAACCGATAAATTAGTAATCACACCAGCTAATGAGAATTTAGTATTACCAGAGTTTAGAGAAACGGTAATTTCTAATAGTAGGGATAAATGGATAACACCGTTAATCACTGGTGATAAATTACAAAATGGAGACCAATTTATCATTGAAGGGGTAGGTTCATGGTATGGTAGGTTAACACAATCTCTTAACTTTACGATTGAAATACAATATAAAACAGGTAGCTACACATGGAAATTCCCAGTTATAGTAGGAAGTAATGAATATTCAACTAATGATACTTTAAAATGCACACTTACAGTAACTGGATTAACAGGAGAAGTTAAAAGTTATAAATTGGGATTGTTGCAAAATGGATCAAGTAATTTCATAAATATTACTTTTAAAAATGCTAAAATCTATAAGAAAAAATCAGCAGAATTAATCGTAGATGGTTCAATCGAAGGTCGACAAATTAAAACTAATACCTTAGAAACTGGACACCACAAGGCAGGAAGTATCACTTCAGAAATTATTGCTGCTAACGCAGTCAAAGCTAAGCATGTGTTAATAGATGATGGTTTAATTCATAATTTACTAACGCATAATGCTTTTATCAACAAACTTTGGGCACAACAAGCTTTCATTAACAAATTAAATGCAGTTAAAATTAGGTCTACTCAAATTGACACAGATACCTTAAATGGTGTTGTAATATCTGGACAATCTAAAATTAAAATAGGTCAATATGGATTCTTACAACCTATCGAAAAAGGCTTACAAATTAACGTACCTGAGAATTTTGGAAGTAAGCGAGGTATTGGACTTCAAATTGCTGGTGAGGGTGTAGGACCAAAAGAAAGTGGAGTACCACCAGGATTATTCATATATGAAGACCCCGATTTCACAAGAGGGAATACTGTACCAAGTGCAGTTAATAGGGTACTATTAACAGTTGCTGGTATGGCTTGTTTTTCATCAAGAATATTAGGGTCTGTTGTTAAGGGTCAACCTATTCTTACAAATTTAGACTATAGTTCTCCATTCTCAAATCATGCTCCTGTAAAATTCATAGGATATAAAGAGGGCGGTTTCATGCGATTCTTTAGCACTGACAACTCCAACTCTGATATTTGGAATATCAAAGTAGACCAATGGGGATCAGATAGAAAATTAAAAACTGATATTAAAGATTCAGAATTTAATGCTATAGAATTTGTTGATAAATTAAAATTTAAAGAACATGGTTGGAATAAGGATGAAGTTGGTTACGAAAGACCTTATACAAAATGTGGATTGATTGCACAAGAATTACAAGCACTTGATGAAAGTTTAGTTGTAGATTATGAAACTTATTTAGGGTTAGATGCACTAAGGTTAATTAATATTGCACTTAAAGCAGTACAAGAATTATCGCAACAAAATAAAGAATTAAAACAAAAACTGGAGGAAATAACAAATGGATAACAAATTACAACCTATCGACTTAATAGCACAAGAATTAAGTCAAAAAACAATAGAGTTAGCTAATTATAGAGTAGCTTACAATAATCTAACTAATGAGCTAGAAGCTAAAGAGAAAGAGCTTAAAGAATTAAAAGAAGCTAAAGAGAAAGAGCTTAAAGAATTAAAAGAAGCTAAAGTAGAAGAACACGAGGAGGAAAAATAATATGGCTTTAGAAATTTCAGTTAAACAACCTAATCCAACGGCTGGAGGATATAAAAGTGTAAACGTATATTTTAATATGAACGCAGGAGGAATTTATTTCAATGGTAATGTTGAATTACCTGGTAAATTCGCAACTGCTAATGATGCGGAAATTTTAGAAGAAATTAGAAAACAAATTGCCGTTCAAATGTACACAGGTGAAGCAACTCCAGCACTAGTTGCTGAATATGCTAATCTGAATAAGCAAGTAGGAATTTTAACGGGAAACAAACAAGATACTGCTGAACGTGAGAAAGCATTAACTAAGTTTGCTAATAAGGTAAATAAGGGTAATGATAAGGTGATTATGGCACTGCTACTGAACGTGCTAGATCCTAAGACTATTAACGCTAAGAAAGACGTAATCATTAATGCATTTGATTCTTATGAAGTGAATGTTGATTACTCTGTAGGAGATAAATTTAAATTTGAAAATAAACTATATGAAGTAGTAGAAGACCATACAAGTGTTGTTGAGTGGATTCCTAGCAATGAACCAACTAAATATAAGGAGGTGGTTTTAGAACGTGCTGAAAGTGATGATAAGGAGCAATTAGCAGATGAAGACCACCGATATATCACTAAGGCACAATTAGATGAAGCCGTTTCAAATGCAATTACAACTGTATTATCAATGTTCCAGGAGGAAGACGATGAAGAAGATAAAGGAGAAAAAGAAAATGAAACTAATGAACAACCTACACAACCTACACGAGAAAGCAACAATGATGTATTACACAGCGAAGGGGGTACTGAAAGTCATGAAGCCTAGTAGATTAAGATTTAAAAAAGAAGATCAATTTGTAAAAATGTACGTTCGACAACTTTTAAGAAAAGCTAAAACATTAGAAGATGTGCCTCACATCGGGAACTTAATAGATGTTGTTAAGGCTGAAGTCGAAAGAATCGAAAGAGAGTCCGAAGAGAAGCACAAAAAAGCAGTTGAAGAAGTAGCCACACTTAAAGAAGTTGTAACTGAAGCACCAAAAGAAGCTGTTGTAACTGCTCCAGTAAGTGAAGCACCAAAAGTGGAGGAAGCTCCAAAAGAGGTAGTCACTGCAACAGCAACAGTAAGTGAAACACCAAAAGATAATACTGAATCAGAAAGAAAAGAAGAGCATGCAGAATAGCATGTTCTTCTATTAGAGGTAGTCTAAATGACAAACTATATTTTGCAATTCATATTGCAACTTTTTACCGTAGCTATTATTCCATTAGTTAAGATATGGTTTGACAACAGTAATAAACAAATAGCCGAGCAATTTGAAAATTTAAGTAAGGAAGTAAAAAGTACGCAAGATAGAACAGAAAAGCAACTTGATAGAGTAAGTATGGAAGTAAAGAATACACAAGATAAAGTGGATGAAGTAACTCAAATCGGACTGCAGAACAGAGATTCCAATAAAAGTATTATGTCGTATAGATTGCATACGGAATTTAGTGAAGCGATAGAGCGTGGATTTACAACAAGCGAAGATTTATCAGAATTGAGTGGCTTGTATAAAAGCTACGCAGAAATCGGTGGTAATGGTAAGATAGAAACCTTATTTAACAGATTCAAAACATTACCAATAAAAAATAGGAGGACAAACAAATGGAACAATTAGAATTTTTAAAACCAGCATTAGTATTCTTAATAGTAACATTACTTGGGATGTTAGGTAAATTCTTGAAAGAGTCAAAATTCTTTCCTAATGAAATGATACCTAACTTTCTAGGAGTGTTAGGAGGACTGATAGGAATTATCCTATTTAAAGATGCAACAGCGATAACACTTGGAGTTGGTGCAGTTGGTGTGCATCAAATTTACAGACAAACTGTAGGAAACAATAATTCAAATAATATAAACAACACGGAGGACAAATAATGGTTAAAACAATTGAAATTACAAATGAAGCAAAAAGAATAGCAAATCTAGGAATAGGTGTTGACCAAGATGGAGTATATGGAACACAATGTGTAGATTTACCTAACTATTCATCAGTGAAATTTTTTGGTAAAGCCTTATGGGGTAATGCTATTGATCTATTAAATAGTGCTGCTGCATTAGGATATAAAGTTGAATATAATGAAATAGGAAACTTAGATAGCAAACCACGAGCTGGAGCAGTCTTTGTAATGGATACTACATATATCTATGGGCATCCATATGGACATACAGGAATTGTAATTGAAGACAGTGATGGATATACTATGAAAACTATTGAACAAAATGTTGATGGTAATGCAGATGCATTATATGTAGGTGGCCCAGCACGTTATATGGAACGTAATTTTGATGGTATTGTGGGTTGGTTCTATTTCCCAGTTGATGATAACGAAGTAGTAGAAGAAAATTCTGATTTAATTTCACTTCCTGAAGTACGTGTTTACACAGTTGGAGTAGATAAACTTAATATCAGAAATGCACCATCTACAGATGCAGAAATCGTAGGAGCATATGAAAAAGGTGAAGAATTCAATTATATGGAGTTCTGCAATGCTAATGGATATGAATGGCTATCTTACATCTCAAATAGTGGTGTAAGACGTTATGTGGCTTCAATGGATTTAGAGACATTTGAAACTCACGGAACGTGGAGAAAAAAATAACTAAATGAATAAATCATAATGACAAACAACCCCACTTAATTGTGGGGTTTATTTTTTATGCATTTTTTTAAAAAGTTTTGAAATACCTATTGACTATATACCTTATAAAAGGTATAATAATAAATGTAAGGAAGACATACAAGTTTAATCAAGGAGATCAAGACAATGATAGAACAAGCAATACAACAAATAGAAGAATTATTTAATAGTGATTTAACTGATTATAGAATTTCAAAAGACACAGGATTAACACTTAGTGTTATTCAAAATTACCGCAGTGGTAAGTATGAATTAGAAAATATGAGTTTTAAAGTAGCAAAAAAATTAATTAGATATTCGGAGGAATTAAAAATGAGAAATTACGATAAAATGATGGTTGTTGTTAATGAGTTAGTGTTAGAAGAGGGAGCAACAGTGACTTACTGGACAGAAGAAAATCCAAACGATTGTACTTGTTGTTATTCAGTTGAAGAGTTAAAAGCACATTTGGGATATTTGGAAGAAGATGAATATGAAAAACTAATATTTCAAGTAGATTTTGAAGAAGATGAAGATGAAGATAAATCATATCAATTTTATATGAGTGAATATAAAGAAGTATTAGATGGAAATAAATTCACTCTAGATTGTTTAAGAAATACAAGATAAAAATAATGATGTATTTAATTTTAGGTAAATCAATTAATAAAAATTAAGATAATCCTCAAAGTAAGATTTGCAGTTTATTATGAGGGGGAAAAAAGGGGAAAAGCATCTTGATACTCTATAAAATCTACTACTTTTCGACTATTTTCTATTATAATTGAATTATTATAAAATATACTTCGATTACTATTAAATTAACGTTTGTTAATATTAATTGCTGTGAAGTATATTGAGTGTGTAAAGTGTGAGGTTTACAGCAGATAATAAAAATATCTCTATTAAACAT